GTTGTTGAAATTTCATTACTCTTGGATTTTGTAAAGCTATGGCATCAGCAACAGTTCTTCTACGTCTTATTTGTGGGTGTTTAGGTTCGAATTCTGTGTAGTGTACTAATGAACCATTCCACTCTTTGACCATCTCCTCGTAAGGATACTCCATACCTGATCTATCAGATATTGCTTTTGATCTTTTACCTGTTGCGTAAGTTGCCATAATTAAACTCCTGAAGGATAAAATGATTGTGGGCTAATATACACAGATGTTCTTTGTCCATCTTCGTCTAAGGCTCTTTTCAATTCATCCTCATAAATAATTTTGTTTTGTTGCACTAATTGTGGATTTATTTTCATAGATAAATAATATCCTAATCCTGCTGCCATACATGGTAAAAATCTATAAGCCACATCAGCATCGTTTGTGTAACCTCCAGCATCTTCAATTCTTTTTAATACATAATATTTTAAAGCTGTGTAAGTATTTAAATCTGGTGCTTGATATAAACTTATTTTTGGTGTTGTTTGTCTATCTACATAATACTGAGATGGTGTTCCTGTTGATAATTTATTAGGTATCGCTGCATATGCAGATCTATCAATCTTAGTTAATGATACATCTTGAGTAGATGAGCTATCACTTGCAGCTAATGTTGTTGATATGAAAGCTTCTAGAACATCACTGACATCTGAAGCTACTTCATAAGTTGCTTGTCCAGATACTAACGCTTTTTCATTTAAATCTACTTTCCATAAATGAATACCTCTATTACCCCACTCAGCAAAAAGTAAATTCAAACTAGTCCTAGCTGATCTTAAATCATATCCAGAATTAGTTCTAACCCCACATCGCTGATATCCCTCTTGGATAATATCATCAATATTTAAATTAAAAGATGTTGTTCCTGATGTTGCCATTATAGTATATCTTTATAGTAATCTGATAAACCACCTTTTTTCAATCCTGGTAGTTTTGGTTGAACTCTAATTGATTTATTACCTCTTCTTCTTTTTCTTTCGTCTTCTAATTTTTTAATAATTTTTTTTATGCTGTCACCAATTGGTCTTAGACCACCACCTTCTCTAGCCATTTTTAAATCCTTTCAATAATGGTCCATAGTAATTTACTAGGGATTGATTGTTAACTTTTTTACCAGCTATTTCTGATTTCATATAAGAACCTATATATGATTCTTGTTTCATTTTAGTCCCAGGAGCTTTCGATGTCGTCTCAGAAAACGCAGCTCTACCCATAGCTGCTTTCATTATTTTTTTACCTGCAGGCACACAATTAGGCACCATCTTGTTACCTTTTTTCTTCATGCCTTTTTGAACGTATCCGTCCCAACAAGTTCCTTGCTTCGCCATTAGTCCTCCTTTTGAGCCCGGGCTTTGTGATCGTAATGTTTCACCTTTTTCCGGTTGTACAACTTCTTAGATAATAGCACTCTTAAACGAAATGTTCTAGACCTTACTGCTTCTACGAATGGATTCTTTGGCTTTTTTTGCAATTTGAACTACTCCTGTCTTACCCATAACCTTAGCTCTTTGCTCCATAACGGTCAAAATTTGTATTTTTCTTGCAAAAGGTTTATTAATTTTTTTTACCTTTGCTGCTGTAGCTCTAGCGTCAGCATCTGTTTTAAATTTAATCTTGACTGTATCTCTCGGATTTTCATCAGTATATAATCTTCTACCAGAACCTTTTGGTTTCTTGCCAGTGCCTTTTAATGGATCTTTCATACTATTTCCTTTGCTTTACCCATAACAGGTTTATATTTTGTTTTACCTTCAGATTTAAACGCATGTAAAAATGATGCTCTTGGTGTGCCTTCAATCCAGCTGCAGTGTATCCACCCGCTGTTAGGTTCACCAGGAGTATAGAACTCTAAGATCAATTGATCTGGTGAAAGATTAGATTTAATCCAATCAAAAAGCTCAGCATTGTCTACACCAACACATTCGAAGTCTGCGGCCTCAGCTTTGGCATGCTGTGAATTTGCTGAACTACCAATAGCAAGACATAATTCTTCGCTACGAAAACCGCTAGTGATTTTGACCCTGCCAAAATGATCACGTACTGGTTGTAAAATATTTTCACATAATGCTTTTAGTTTTTCTATTTGCTCTGCATTAGGATTATTATTTATTCCCCTACGTATCGCAGTGTCTGATTTAGTAAGCTCTGATAAAGTAAAATTACGACTTAGATTCATCTTCCCTCCCATTATTTTCAAAACTCAGGTCTTCTGCTTTATCTCTTTCTTCCATATCATAAAACATTTTATCTGAATCCTCTGTTACCAATTTTGTATCTTCCGCATCCCAATAAGTAGTTTGGACTTTATAGTCAGGCCAGCTGTTATCAGTAGTATAGCTATTAACGTGCCACAAGCAACGATTGTTAGGCTGACCAGCAAAATTCCCGTTATTAAGAGCCAGTATATGTGCACACTTGTGTTCTTGAGGTATTTCAGAATGTTCTGTATCCAAAATATTAGTGTCTGGACTTGCCCAATCAATGGTGAATAAATATTTTCCATGATAAAATTTTTTATCAATGCCCATGTATTTACCATTTAAACCATCCAACCAATCAAAACAATGAACACTAGGCCAATAGCTAAAACAATTCCACAATTCAAGTTCTTGTACTTCCATATCTGGAACTTGGTATCTTTCAAATTCTTTTTGGAAAAAAGCTGAAATAGGTAATCTCCAATAGCAAGCCCCATTTGGCAACATAATGTTAAATAATAAAGCACGACCTGAAATGGAAGTAAGGCCAAAGACAACACAGTCACAACTGAATTTTTTATATTGTGGGTCCATGTCATATAAATATTCTTTTCGTACTTTACAATAAATTGGTGGAATGTTTGCATTTAAATACGCCATGATAAAAGTATATCATAAATTTAATCTAATATTAAAGCCTTAATTGTCTTTCTCTCTTGGTATATTTCTGTCTCAGCCTTACCCTTGTAGCATTTGTAGGAAACGCTTTCATTGTACTCACGTTCAGCTGTTCTCTTACCACGTAAGCACGCAGCCATGTTATCTTGTATCAAGTGCTCCTTAATTTCTCCATTAATAAACATCAGAAGGGCTACTACAGTCTCTATCATATTACCTTACCTTTATTTTCACCTTGTTTGATAACATATCTTTGTGTGCCATTCTTACCATGTTCAACAGATTTTTTTAAATTTTTAGCCATACGCATCTCTTCATTTTCTTTGTTGATTCGTGCTATGTGATCCAATACTTTTCTAGTGATTCGTCCCGTTGCCATTATATTTAAAATCCCTGTTTTGATCTTTTAATTTTTCAATATCTAATAATACTTTTTCCATTTGTTTTGTCAAAAACTCAATATTTACTTTATTCAAAGCCATTGACTCAATATGTTTATTTAAACGATCAGTGGTCTTGTACAAATCCTCGATCATCATGTACTGCTCAGAATCTGCGGGCAATGTACCCATTTGTCCACGTGGCCATTTAATCCTAAATTCAGAATTGTTTTCTACATCTTTAGACATAAGCTCTAACTCTGTAGCCATCTTGTTTTGTTTTTCAATAATACCAAAATAAGCCCAAGTGCCAACAGCCACCATAATAATTAAAGAGGCAACCGTTTTCATCGGCATTTGCACGGCTGCCTCCTCTGATATTTTAAGTGGTCTAGTCATAAATTATTTTGTCCACAGCCAATCTTTTACTTTTCTACCTGGCCAACAAATGACTTTCCATACCCAATTCATTATTTTTTTTGCCATATCTTTATCCTCCTCTATAATCGGATGTGTGCAATCTCTACAATCACAATCATTTCCGATACATTGGTTAGTGTTAACATATTGACCTACTCCTTTGCAATGACAAGGGTGTAGACATAATGTGCAGTTTAGCACTTCCATCTTCTTCTCGCTTGTCTTAGTCTTGAGTTAGGATTTGCAGCAGCTTTTGGAAACTTCTTCATTTGCCCTGCTGATCTCGCACAAAAAGACTTACGTCTTTTGGCAGCTTTTGATCCTGGTTTTACTTTACCAGTCACTGCTGTTTTTAATTTTGATCCAGGATTAGCTCTACGATATGCAGCAACACCTGCTCGTGTCATTCCAGCACCACTTTTTGTAGATCTAAAATTCTTTTTGTTTCTGGCTGGCATAACATCACCACCTCTTTTTTTAGTCATAACAAATGTGATTTTTCCACCTTTTGTTGTAACATCATCATAACCCTTGTTTGATGTTTTACCAATGTTTGCTTCAACTCTAATTTTCTTGTTACCTTTTTTTCCTACATTAACATCTTTGCTGTAATTGATACTTTTTTGATTTTGTTTAAATACGTTAGATCCAGTTGTTTGTGTTGATTTAGTATAATCAATTCCAAGATTACCAAATCCAGAATAAATGTTCATGCCAGCACCTTTTTTATCTATATTAGTTTGACCTGATGTAGTTTTTTCTTTTAAAAGATAAGGTGCATAGGTAATTTTTTTTGCGTTTGACATATTATGTAAATGTTATTGTTACACCGGCAGTACCAGCTATTGTTGCATGAATTCCTTCTTTAAAAAAAATACCAGATCCAGGAATGTACATATCTAAACCCTCTTCTCCAAATAAAAATGTTGCGATGATTGTGCCAGTGGCTCCTCCAGTTCTAAAAATAACAGAACCACTTGCACTATTACCTTTTCCTTGAATAGATGTAAGTCTCGCTCTCTTAGTTGTCGGAACCATTTGAACAGTCCCTGTAGCGTGTGCTACCGACTGATCACTTGAGAATGAACCACCACCACTCATAATTATTTATTACTTGTTGTTAAATTAGGTCCAGAATATTTATCTGTTAACAAAGTATAAGCTGTAACATGTGTTTTTGTTTTACAAAAAATACCTTTTGGAAACAAAATACCATCTTCTGGAAAATTAAAATTAATAACATCACCTGATGGAACATCAGCATAAAACATAGTTGTTCCTGTGTTAGATGTAGTAGTTAACTCTAACTCTCCTGCACCACCTCCGCTTGAAGCAATTATTATTCCTCTTAATCTAATCGGTTGAGCAATAATAGCAGAAGCTCCTGCAGCAGCTGAAGATCTTGTAGCTTGTATATCAGTTTTAAAACTCATAACTCTCCTTTATGTGGCTCCCGAAGGAGCCACTAATTATTTATTAGCTCCAAGGATTAGCAAATGTTCCATTACCAATCAATTGTGCACTAACTTGCCAAATTAAACCATCAACTGCTCTACATTGAATTTGAGCACCTTCTAGCCCACCTTTAGTTGTAGCTGTTAATGTAAGAGTATCAGTACCACCTGCATTAAATGCAGTCACAGCTCCTGGATCAGTTGCTGTGTTATTGTAGATTGCCATCCCTCTGAATACATCAGCTGTTGCTCTACCTGCTGCAGTTCCAGCATTTAAAACAAAAGTGTTTCCACCAGTTAAACTTGAAGTAACAATAAATTCGTACATAAGTCCAACTCTGTTTGTAGAATTTGGATCATCGTTACCTGCTACTGCTGAAGTTGCTGTGTCGATTATTGAAGGTAAATTAAATACAGTATTTGCATCTCCGATTTGGATTATTTTACCTTGATACTTATCAATTCCTGCGATGTCTGTTCCACCATCAACTGTTCCAGTTATTGATTGTGCCATTTCAGGACCTGTTCCTATAAATCCTCTTAAAGATCTTACCGGTCCACTAAACGTTGTTCTAGCCATAATTTTCTCCTTTGTGTATAGCCATTGTACTATGCCGTCTCTATACCGTCTGCCTAGCCAGTCGACATAATAATTAATCTAGGTTTTTATATTATACATAAAAAAAGGGGCGATGTAAAACACCGCCCCTTCTCAAAATACTTACGTATTATCTATTAACTAGTTGGTAAGTTTCCGTTACCAAATACACATCTTGGATCAGAAAATCCAAAAGAGTATCTTTCTCTAGCTTTAAATCTTACGTTTCCTGTATCGAAGTCACCTTCCATAGCAGTTTTGATTGGTGATCTAACAAACATTTTTAGTCCATTAGGTACATCAGTCATTAAGAAGTAAGAATCAGTGTCAGATAGGAAGTTGTTTACAACATACCCTTCTGGAACCATTCCCATGCTTCTTACTGCATTGATGTCATTGTCCGCTGTGCCGACTCTCATTGGAGACTTCATAATTCTCTCAGCAGTAAATTGTAATTCTTTTGGAATTATCATTTTTCTACCTTGAGCAGCTATTCTTAAGCCTCT